GTCTATATCCGGGATAATCCGGCTTATAAAAGCGAACTGCTCCCCGTCGCCGATAGAGAAGACCGAAGATTCAATAAACGGTGACATAGCCGTACCATCTGCCGTGGTCCCTGTTTCGTGGGCATAGATGTAGTTTAGACTGCTATCGACCCCCGCAGCCCGTGGCTTGTCGTGGAGACCGAAATCGACCCACGCGGTTCGTGACAAGGAGCCGATGTCCCAGGTGTTGTCCGCGTAATTGAATTTTGCGTACCGGTCTATGTCATCACTGTCGGCAGAGCAATAGAACCAGAAGACCTCGTTAAACATCCGGTTGGACCCGGCAAAGAACTTCAGACTCTGCTCCTGGTTTATGTCGTCAAAGACATACCGAAGGACGGTGCAGGGGATGGCCTGTATTTGCCCCGCATACATGAAGAAGTTCTCTGTATCCATCCAGAAAACCCGGTCCGCGGCTGCCACCACCGCATTGGGGGAAATGATGGAAGCATTGCTCGCCAGAAGATTAAACGAAAAGGTGAAGGGAGGGCCGACAAAACGCATGCTGTAAAGAGAGGCGTCGGTCCATATAAGAAGCTCCTGTCGGGTCTCGACGGCGGTGATTATCTCCGATCCGGACGAGAGACGCCGGGAGCCGGATGTATTAAATACAGTAGGCGTCCAATCAACCGCGTTTTCCTGATCGGACCAGCGAACAAGAAGAAGATCCTGCGCCGTAGTGCCAAGGGTATTTGCTCCCAGCGCGATTACATGCCGGTCTGTGTCCGAGACAATCACCTGTCTGGCTGTCGTCGGCGCATCGGAAGCGCCTGTCTGGCTGCTTAGTGCCGACGCCCTGTTACCCAGACCAAGCGTTGCATCCCAGTAGTAAATGTTATCATTCCGCACATTGAGGACAAGGTCCTCGCCGAAGTTGTCTTGTGACCATAAACGTGTTTCACCAGAAGTAAACGGAGCTACGGTATCACCCCATCCATAAAAGCCGTTGGCTTCTTTAACAATAACATCATCAGCGTGGGCGACAGCGGTAGTGCCCAGTGAACCACGAATAACGGTTGTTAAGTCGTTGCTTGATTTTGCTGTGTAAAAGATTAATTCATCGTCAATTTGTATCAAACCAGCAAAAGTAGCTGTTGCACCACTGGCATGGAGAGCTTGAGTAGTTCCACTAGCGCCCCGTGTGATATCACCAAGAACAGTGCCTGAGTTAGTCTTATACGAAATAAGTTCGCTGTCTATTTGAACTGTGCCTTTAGAAGGCATCCCAGAACTATCCGCTAAGTTTATGCTGGTGGCTCCAAAAGCTACCGCAGCACTTGTAGTGGTTGAGGCGGTTTCAAAATCAGAAGCAGACGTTAGATCTATTGAAGTTACACTGTCGTTTATGCCGCCGTCCAAGGTGGTTTGGGAATAGGTAAGGGTTTCACCACCCCAGTAACCGGAACCCCAACCGGGGCCAAGAAGGGACTCTTCAATACCAATATGAATTTGGTATACTGCGATAACAGCAGTGCCACCTCCAGCAGTAGAACCGGAAGTAGCACTTCCCCCTGTATCCAGCTTGTAGCTGTTGCCGGACACAACCTGCGTTATAATATGTTCCTTATTCAGGTCCGCCGTCGTAAGACCATCGGTAGCCGTTGCACCGCTAAAGGTAACATAATCCCCCTCCGCTGCCCCATGTCCAGTAGCAGTAACTGTAATCTCACCCGAACCAGCGCTACCTGTAGTGATGGGATTAGTTCCAAGAGTGGCCGTGGCTCTAACTGGTGTGATGTCGTTGTAGGTTCCGCCCTGTTCTATGTAGAACTTTATCTGCGTCCCCACCCCCATAAGCTTCAAGGCCCCGAGGGTGATCCAGTTCTTTAGCGACCGCACTGTTCCAAGGACGGACGAGCCGCTGACCTTGGACCAACCCCCTATCTTCTCGGGGCGACCTTTCCGGAAGCGGATCAAATCAGAATCAAACCAGCCCTGTTGGTCCGCAAAAGAAGTACTTTCACGGTTAATTCCGGGTCGAAACTGGACTTTCGTCAGCGGCATAACGGTTCCTTACAACACCCCGTCGCAGGTTCATCTCTGACTCGTTTTGTCGTTCACGCCGCTTCCCTTTCCGCCCGGTTTTTGTAGTCGCTACGAGCCGCCAGAGCGGATATCAGCCCGTCGTCATCAGCGGGCATGTTTGTTACACTCGCATCGGCTTTGAGAACACGTGTTGCCTCTTGGGCCATTCGCTTTTTACAGTTGTTGATCTTGCCGGTGACAGCCTGCTGTATCCAGTCGTCAACGTCGAGGAGGTCGTTGTCCAAAGCGACTTTGTCGTCGTCGCTGATTGTCACGGTGAAGGTCGTAGCCATATTTCGGGCTCCTTATTTCAGGGTTTTAAGCTACCAGATAGCCAGAGAAAGTTGTGAATTCCGTCGTTGACGTTCCGTGTACATCAACTGTTTGCGCTCCTTGATTAACAGTCACCAAAGTCGTGGCAGTGTCGCTTGCATCCATATCAGCGAAAACTGTCATTTCTATTGTTCCAATCCCGTAAGCCCCGCTGGCTTCCATAGCACCGGGATTATAATAGAGATCATAGTTGCGGTTGGATGTTACAATGCGGATAAACCCATCGGTGTTTGTGGGAGTTAATTCTCCCAAAGTACACCTAAATGTCAAAAGGTAACTACCAGCAACCGGGGCTGTGAAAGTACTCGTCGCAAAGTCAGCGCCCTGATCAATAGTCTCACCGTCGTAGACTACCGTGTAGGCGACGGCGTTGCCGGTTACATTTGCTTTAGAAGAACTGACATAGCCACAAAAAGCCGGTTGCAATGGCATCGTGACTGCGCCATTTGCATCAATCCGCATCCCTTCAGTGCCAGCAGTGATAAGGCTAAGTTCGTTTGTCGTTCCCCATCCAACGCCCGTATCAGGATCGGCTTTATTGGGGGCAAACGTCGGGTTGGTTGCAGTCGCTGCCTCATTCAGGACGGTGGGACCGGCGGCATTGGTCGCAGTGATATCCCCCCCAAAGAACACATCCTTCGCCACACCTAGCCCACCGTCAGTGTGGATGCTGCCTGTGGTGCCAGAGGTGCTGTCGGTGGTGTCGTCAACCGAAACTATGCCGCTTGTAGTGAGTGTTGCAAGAGCGCTCCCCCCCGCTACAGACAGCCCTGCGGCACCCGCCAATATCAAGTCATCGTCCTCCCGGTTCCAAAGGGCATATGATCCTGACGTATCCCCGAAGAACTTAACGTCGTAGCCTGTGCCGTCCACGCCTACGGCGACGGTTCCATCAATCTGGGTTGCCCCATCAATGTCTACTGCGTCGAGGTTTGTCGTGCCATCGACATCAACATCGCCAGCAACGGTCAACCCTGCCGCGCCGACTAACTTCAGATCATCGGCGCTTTCGTCCCACAGGAGATATGCGCCAGACGTAGCGCCGAAGAATTTAACGTCATGGCCGGTATCGTCTACGCCGACTGTTAATGCTCCTCTTTGAACAACACCATCAGCAGATTCATCCCATAGCCAATATCTACCGGAAGTAGCGCCGAAGAATTTAACGTCATGGCCGGTATCGTCTACGCCGACTGTTAATGCTCCTCTTTGAACAACACCATCTGCTGATGTATCCCATAACCAATATCTACTGGCAGTATCACCAAAGAACTTAACGTCATATCCGGTATCGTCCACGCCTACGGTGATAGTGCTGTTGAACTGGGATGCACCGCCTTGCGTCAAAGCGCCGTCAATAGCTGCTACCCCCGTAACCTCCAGAGTTCCAATCTGAAGGTCTGCCAGAGCGTCTACAACTGCCGCGCCACTTCCGGCTCCATCACAGTAGACAATGACGTTTTTACCGTTTTGAACAGTGACATTGGCTCCAGAACCTTGCGAAAGAATGATATCGTCCCCCGCAGCGTTTTCAATAATAAACCAAGATGCTCTATTGTTAGGTCCTATCGTAATCGTACAATCCTGGCTCAAAGATCCCGTAAACTTGATTGCGCGGTACATACCGTCTTGTGTGTTAGTAGTTCCAGAGCCTGGAGAGGCCTCTCCAATAGTCAGGGTAGCGGTAGAAGCATCACTTAAAGCAATCGCCTTGTACGAGGCCAGCCTGTCCACGATGTCCCAGTTATAGTTTGAGGTAGTCCCCCATGCTCCTGCCTGTTCGCCAGAACCTATTTTTTCTATATTAAAGGTTGATGTATATGTAGAAGCCATGATCTTTTCCTATGCCGCTATATCTGTCCAGTCAGGGGTTTGTGAAGCATCAACCGCAGACCAACTAGGTGTTTGTGAGCCATCAACCGCAGACCAACTAGGTGTTTGTGAAGCATCAATAATACCCCAGACGTTTGTTTCTCCTGTCGCGCCCGTGGCCGATACGCCTGTGGGGACAACGCTTGCGGTCCCTGTGACCGTAACAGTGCCAACACTTCCTGTTCCTGCAACACCGTCAACTGTGACGTTGTTCGTGCCTGTAATCGTAACAGAGCCAAGTGCGCCCGTTCCTGCGACACCCGTAGGAACGACGCTTGCGGTCCCTGTAATCGTAACGGTGCCAACCGCGCCCGTACCCGCGACACCCGTAACGGTAACGCCAGCACCCGCCGCCGGAACGACCGTACCAACGGCACCTGTTCCTGCAACACCCGTAAGAGTGAGGGTGCTTGTGCCTGTGACCGTAACAGTGCCGACCGCGCCTGTGCCCGCAACACCCGTAACATCGACGGCAATAGGGGAGTTCCACGCACCCTCATTCCAAGTACCCCTTCCCCAGCCTGTGATGTTTGCCAAAGCATTATCCCCTACGCAATCCGGATAATCGCCGTACTAGCAGCGGCGGCAGGAAACGCTATCGTAAACGTACCAGCAGTGCTGGTCTTGTTTCCGCCAAAATCCAGGGCACAAACAGCTTTATCACCGTTTGTATCGTTATAGATCAGGGCTCCCCTGGCTGTAATGGTGGCGGTTGTATAGCTGTGGTCAGCGAAATCGGTGTATCCGGTAGTTCCTGAAGTAGCGGGATTTACATTAGTTAACGCCGTTCCTCCGGTAACATAACTGCCACTAGACGCAACTTCCCCTGTAGTGGTGAAAGCTGTAGTAGCCGCGCCCAAGGTTGCCGTAGTGGAACTCTTCCCCCCACTTCCTATGGCATATAAAGACAGTTTAAAACTGTTTGCGCCGTTATCAAAATCATGGGTGGCCGACAGTAGCTCACCCTTAAATGAGGTACACATCGCGGTTGTAATTGCCATCTCAAAGGCTCCTTAAATTATTCGCCAGTTCAGGGAAACCCGCTTCTCTTAACTTGGCGGCAATAGTTGCTCTATCTTGATCTACAGCACATCTCATGTAGTGGACTATAACCTCATGCACGGTGTCTTTGAAAGCAATTGCCTGTTCACGAAGAGGCTCCGGCGCGTCTTTAGATACATAAAGTATCTTGTTTACAGCCATTTGAGCGGCTTCTTCCACCGAAAGACCCCTGTTATCCGTTGTTATTACCTCAACGTCACCTACAGAAAGTGAAACACCTACATCAAACATTTGCGGCCTCTTTCAATAAAACCACCCTGTCGTGTCTCCCATACAGGACAGGTTCATCTGTCGGCTCTGGAGGAGCGGCTTCTGACTTCTTGGCTACCGTTAAAGA